ATAAAAGCAATAGACTTGGAAGGATTTAAGCCTATAGAAAAAGCATCAGTAAGTGCTTATAAAACAATAAAAGAAAATACTGATAAAGTTGAAACAGAATTAGAAAAACAAGGAGAAGATACTTCAAAATTAGCAGATAAATATAAAGACCTTCAAGAAAAGGCTTCAGATAATTTATACGAATTAGCAAAAGATCATGAAAAAAATCTATCTTCAATAAGACAAAATATAGATGAAACAAAAGCAAGTATAGAAGAATTAAATGCTTCTTTTGAAAGTGGAAGAAAAAGTGATGTTCAAAGAGTTGCAGAAGAAGTAATATCAACAGAAGAAAAAATAGCAGACTTAAAATCACAAATAGAAGAAGAAACAAATCAAGATAAAAGAAAACAATTACAAGATGAGTTATCAACTCAAGAACAGGCAATGATAGAAAATGCCGAATTTTTAAAATCAATAGATGCTGATATTGTAGAAGCAAGGAGAGTAGCTGGACTTACAGATTTAGAAAGAACAATAGAAGAATTTTATACAAAAAGAGAATTAGCACAAAAAGAACATACAACTAAAATAAAACAACTGAATGAACAGTTAGCTACTTTTAAATTAAAAGAGAAACAAGAAATGGAAATCTATGCTCAAAAGGTAACACTTATTGAAGAAATGAATAAAATAGCAACTGTAAATTATAAAAAAATGATGAAAGATAATTTTGCTGTTACAAAAGAAACTATAGATGCAGAGATAGAATTATATAACAGATTGGCACAAGCTATAGCAAAGGTAAGAGGTGGATCTGTTGCTGATGTAAATCGTGTAGCAAATCAGCCTGTTTCTTCATCAAATGTTTCTAATGGTAATACAATAAATAATACTTTTAATGGAGATTTATCAGGAGAAGATGTAGCAACAAAAATAAAAGAAAGTATATTAAGAGATTTAGCTTTTAATAATAGAATAACTGTAGGGGTTTAATATGAGTATTACAGTCAATAAAAATTTAGTAGATATTACAAACAAAATAGATCCAAACAGTTTAAGAGTGGATCAAAATTTAACAAGTCAAGTTGATAGATGCTCTTTTAAAATTAAAAAATCTTCCACAGTAGAAGTAGGAGATGATATAGAAGTTTTAGATGGAGCAGTAAAAGTTTTTGCTGGAGAAGTTATAAATATACAAAAGGTAAATTTATCAGTTCCTGATGGACTTATTTATACAGTTCAAGCAGTAGATTATAGTTTTGCATTACAAAATATTTTAATATCAGAAAGCTATACAACAGATACAATAGAAGATATTATAAAAGATATTTTTGACACTTATGTAAGTGGTTTTACTTATACAAATGTAGATTGTAATTTTGAAATAGAAAAGATAGTATTTAATAATATCAATGTAATACAAGCACTAAAAAGATTAGTAGAAATAGTAAAATATGAATTTTATGTAGATGCAGATAAAGATTTACATTTCTTTCAAAAATTTACAAATACATCTCCTTTTAGTTTAACAGATACAGATACCGATAGTATAAAAGGAACTTTAGATTTTAAAACAGATGGTTCACAAATAGCAAATGCTGTAAAAGTTAGAGGTGGAGAATATGATGGAACTGTTTTTGAAGAAGTATTAACAGCAGGTGCAGGACAAAAATCTTTCAAGACAAAAAATAAGATGGCAGATTTAACAGTAGAATTAAATACAGGTGGAGGATATGTAAGTAAAACAGTAGGAGTAGAGTTTATAAATGATTTTACAAGTTATGATGTTTTATATAATTATCAAGATCAGTCATTTAGATTTGAAAATGGATTAAGTGCTGGAGATTTAATAAAATATACAGGAAAGCCAAAGATTAGAGTTTTAGTAGAAAGTGAAGACCCTGCAAGTATTTCAACTTATGGTAGAAGGGAAAAATTGATACAAGATACAAGCATAGAAGATAATGCTACTGCAAGGCAAAGAGCAAGTGCAGAGTTAGGGGCTTATAAAGAGCCTAATATAGAAGCAAAATTTAGTACTTATACAGCAGGATTAAGAGCAGGACAAGTAATAAATATAAAGAATACAAAATTTGGAATTGATGCAGATTTCATAATTAAAAAAATGAGTTTTAAATCTTATACAAATGACACTTATATTTATGAAGCGAGTTTAACAACTACAAGACAATATGAATTAGTAGAAATATTAAGTTTAATATTACAGGCAGATAATGTAAAAGCAGATGAAAGTGAACAAGCAGAGAAATTAAAGAAAGTAGAAGCTACAATAAGTGTAGGAGAGAGTATAACAAGGATTACAGGAGAGCTAGATCAAGCAACTATAGAAATAACCGAAAACATACAGAAAGACCCCTTAGGAGCGAATACAGAGCCAGACTGGGTATTAGCACCATACTTTCCAAAACAAAATTTAGCTTTAAATAGTGATTTTGAAGAAATACCAGCATCTATTGTCAATCAAACTTCAAGTGGTTATATAGATGGAACTGCAAATGGAAATCCTACTCCAACAGATTATGGTTGGTATGCAACTGTTCAAGCAGGTTCTTATTGTAAATTTGATGAAACTGTTAAAAGAAACAATAAAAATACTATGAAAGGGCATATTGATGGTAGTTATTTTGAAATTCACTCAAATAATGCTAATTTTTCTTGGGGTTATAATACAGATAAGCAATTTGAGATAATACCAAGTCACACTTATAAATTTTCTGGATGGATGAAAATAGAAAATATTTCAGGAGATAGTGGTCATGGATTTGGAGTTGTAACTTTATTATCAAAATTAAATGGAGACTCCTCAGAAAGTAAAACACTAATTCCATATACAAAAATAAATCAAGACTGGGTTTATTATGAAGAAGAATTTACAGCAGGAGCAAATTCAGTAGCTGGGCATATAAGATTAACAGGATATGGTCATACAGGGGCAGGAACATTAAAAGGAGATGTTTGGTGGAGTGAAATAAAACTTATAGATACAACAAGTTCAAAAAGAGTCGGATTATTAGACAAATCAATGCAAGTTTATTAAATAATATATAATATGATTAAATATAAAAAAACAAAAGCAGTAGCAAAAAGTGAAAACAATATCACTTTTGCAAATATTGCAGGTTGGGTGGAAAAAGGAAGTGCAGAAGCATTAAGAGTTTTTGACTGGTTACACGAACAAAACAAAGAACTCAAAAAAACAATGGAGGAAGAATTGAGAGCAGATAAAATATTATTGAAATTTAAAACAGAACATAATATTATAACAACAGTAGGACTAAATGTATTTTTAAAACTTATGACCGGTGATACAACATATAGTGGAGAAGTAAATTATGGAGCAGTTGGAATTGGAGCATCACCGACAATAGCACTTGGAAATACAGAATTAACAGATGAACAATTTAGAACAACAATCTCAAGTCAATCAGAAAGTGGTGCGATGGCTTATATAGATTTTGTTTTTGGAGCTGGAGATTTTGACACAACAGTTATAGGACAAATTACAGAGTTTGCAAACTTTATTGATGGAACTGCTAGTGTAGATACAGGACAAATGTTTAGTGATATAGCAACTGGTGGATGGGATAAAAACGCAACAACAAGTCTATTCGTTTCATGCGAATACACTTTGGCTAACGCTTAATAAATAATATATGGAAGGTAAAAATAATTATACAGCAGGAGATAAAGTAGATGCTACCGACTTAAATTTAATATCACAAAATGCAAATGATGGTGGTGGTTTTAGAGATACTTTAGATATGGGAGAAGCTTATACAGGAGCGACAACACCACAAGCAAGTTATCAAAGTGCTAGTGATAATAAACTTTATATTTGTGATGGAAATGATGTAGATAAATTAAATTTTTTAGGATTTGTTTTAAATACAGGTTCAGCAGATGATACAGCTGATTTACAAACAGAAGGAATTGTAAGAGGTTTTACAGGATTAACAGAAGCTAGTTATTACTATGTTCAAGATGATAAAACAATAGGAACATCTGTCGGAACTTATGCAGTTTTAGTAGGAATAGCAATTAGTGAAACTGAATTACAAATAATAAAACCAGCAAGTTATGCTAATACTTTTGAAGAGGCAACAGTTAGTGATACATTAAAAGCAAGTGCAGATACAACAAGGAATAAGGCAAATAGTACGGATTT